AGCAGACTCGGGAGCAGGCGGAGCGCACGTCGCTGATGCCGTTCATCCACCCGCACCTCGCGCTGATGCCGGACGCGCACCTCGGGAAGGGGGCGACGGTCGGGTCGGTGATCCCGACGCTCGGCGCGATCATGCCGGCCGCGGTCGGAGTCGACATCGGCTGCGGCATGATCGCGGTGCGCACGGGCTGGCGTCTCGACCAGCTGCCGGCGGACCGCCGCCCGGTCCGCGAGTCGATCGAGGCGCGGATCCCGCTGTCGGTCGGCAACTACAACCACCAGCCGTCCCCGACGTCGCCGCTTCGCGTCTCGGATCTCGCGGCGGGAGCGCGGGGCGCCGGCTTCGACCCTGCCGCCTACGCGCCGAACTGGCGGCTGCAGCTGGGCAGCCTCGGCTCCGGGAACCACTTCATCGAGGTGAGCGTCGACGAGGCCGACCAGGTCTGGCTGTTCCTCCACTCGGGATCGCGCGGGGTCGGCAACAAGATCGCGCAGCACCACATCAAGGTCGCGCAGGAGTACTGCCGCCGGCACTGGATCGAGCTGCCCGACCCGGATCTCGCGTACCTGGTCGAGGGGACGGTCGAGTTCGAGCGGTACATCGCGGAGCTGCGGTGGGCGCAGCGGTTCGCGCTCCTGAACCGCGAGGAGATGATGGATCGCGTCATCGCCGCCTTCGAGGAGTGGGTGGGCGGGGACGTCGATGAGCGCGAGCGGATCAACTGCCACCACAACTTCACGGAGCACGAGACCCACTTCGGCAAGGAGGTGTGGCTGTCCCGGAAGGGCGCGATCGACGCGTCGGCGGGGACGCCTGGCCTGATCCCGGGGTCGATGGGCACGGCTTCGTACGTGGTCGTCGGCCGCGGGAACCGCCTGTCGCTGAACTCGAGCCCGCACGGCGCGGGCCGCGAGTACTCCCGGTCGGCCGCCCGCCGCGCGTTCACGCACGAGCAGCTGCGCGAAGCCATGGCGGGCATCGAGTACCGCGACACGGATGCGTTCATCGACGAGATCCCGCAGGCGTACAAGCCGATCGATCAGGTGATGGCGGACGCCGACGACCTGGTCGAGATTCGGCACACGCTGCGCCAGATCGTCAACGTGAAGGGCGACTGAGACGATGACCACGAAGAGCAGCACTCCCACCGCCGACCTCACCATCCGCCGTTCCTGGCTGTTCGGCCGTGACGGCGCCGACGCGGTCATCAAGGCGCACGGCACCTCGATGCTCCTCGAGGGCGTCACCGTGATCCCGGGCACTCCGAAGCAGGCGGCCCGGATCCTGCGGAAGCGCATGCGCGGCAACCGGACGCGGCGTCGACTGCGCCACCGCCTGCTGTACCCGTCGCGTCGCGTCCAGGTCGCCCTCGTCGTGCTCGCGTTCCTCGCCGGCCGCCGGAGCGTGTCGTGATGCGCGCGCTGCTCGTCGTTGGCGTGCTGGCGCTCGCCTCGGTGGCGCTGCAGGTGAGCCACGGCGACCCGGGGGTGCTCCGCTCGGCGTCGGTACGGGTGGCGAACGCTGCCCTGCGCACGATGCGGAGGGTCCGGTGAGCGGGGAGGTGCAGGACTGGGATCTCGAGGTCGCGATCGAGGCGGCGCAGGCGGAGAGCGCGCCCGACTGGGGTGTCGGTGCGTCAGCGGGGGAGTCGCTGCTGAACGCGCCGGCGATCGATCTGATCGCGTACGGCCGCATCCTCGCGGCGGAGCACCCGTACGGCTCGCAGGAGCGGGAGCTGCTGACCGCGCTCGCCGAGGCGCTTGCGGCTCGGCAGCCGGAGCGGATCCTCGTGCAGATGGGCTGCTTGCAGGTGGCGGTGCGGAGGGCTCTCGAGCGGGTGCTGGTCCTCGAGCAGGCGATCGTCGAGCGCGCCCTCGTCGTGCCTCGTGTGATGCACCGGACCGAGGAGCTCGCCCAGCTGAACTCGTTCGCGATCATCCGTGACGCGGCCGGCACCGAGCGGGTGCGCGCCGATGGCGGCTCGTGGGGATGGAACAGGGGCGGCGTGCGCCCGGCGTCGCGCGACCGCTACCTCATCCCGGAGGCCGTCCCGCTGCCCGCCCTCGTCATCTACGACCCCACGGCGCTCGCCGCAGACCAGGAGGCATCTCGTGCCTGACTACAGCCACATCACGCCCTGCAGCAAGGAGGAGGCCGCGCTGTTCCACGGACGCATTCCCGAGCCGCGAGAGGGCGCCGTGCACGACCACGGATCCGAAGAGGGCGAGGGCCTGTCGTGCCGCGAGGAGTTCGTCGCTGGTCGCCTTCGCGGGCAGTGCGTGCGGTACGGCGCTGACCTCGACGCCGGCGCGCCGCTGTCGCCTGAGCTGCTCTCGATGATCGAGGAGTACTCCCGCTCGCCGTGGACCGACGAGCACTCGGAATACGCGCCGCGGTGGCTCCGCGCGCTCGTCGCCCGGGTGCGCACCGCGGAAGCCGAACGGGACGCCGCCTACGCGGCGATAGCTGGCTCTCCCGAGAAGGCAAAGCGCATCGCCTCGCTCGTGGCCTCCGCGACCCGACTCGTGCAGATCGAGCGCGACGATGCTCGGGCCGCTCTCGCCTCGCGCACCGTAGAGACGGCGGAGGAGTGGGAGTACGTCATCCACTGGCCGGACCAGACCGACACGCCGATTTACGGGTGGCAGCCCGACTTCACGAAGGCGCAGCGCATCCTCGCCGACTCGATCCGGCGCAATCTTGGGGACGACGTGACGCCGATCCTCCTTCGACGCCGACCAGCGGGCCCCGCCGAGCCCGTCCCGCCCACCCCCGAGGAGGAGAGCCGTGGCTGAGACCCTCACTGCAGCCGAGGTGCGGGCGCTGGTCCGCGACGTCGAGCGGGCGCATCCGCAGGGCACGGAGTCGCCGGTCAGCGGCTGGTGCAGTGAGCCGCACTGTCTCGGGTGCGGCGAGACGGCGCCGTGCTACGGCCTTCGGGTCGTGGCGGCGCTCGTCGCGCTCATGCCCGAGCGGGAGATCGAGTGGTGCGAGGCCGAGGACCTCTACTCGCCGTCGCAGTACGAGCCGGAGTCGTGGGTGCGCTGCACGCAGTCACTGCCGCACACGGACCGTGGGGGCGAGCACTACGACTCGAACACCGGCCACGCCTGGGCGCGCACTCCGGCCGAGGCCGGCCACGACCTGGCGCTCACGGTCGAAGACGAGGCTGCACGCGCGTTCGAGGAAGAGGGGAGACGGTGAGCGGGCGCTGGGAGAGGGCGGGCGTCCGCGCGGCCCCTGCGTCGACGGCGGATCGCCAGGAGAGGCGGCGGCGGGCGCAGCAGGCGCATCAAGCGCGCGAGGTGGCAGCCCGCGGGCTGGCCGAGGCTCGTGCAGCGTGGGAGCAGGGCACGGTGAAGCCGTACGCGATCACGAGGGCGCTGGACTCGCGTTCGCTGTACGGCCCCGCGGTCGACGTCGCGTGCGGTGGCGCCGAGCCGATGGTCGACCTGTGGGAGGCCGGCGAGCTGTACCCGACGTGGGAGCAGCTCCTCGCCCTGGCGGAGCTCACCGGCTACCCGATCGGCTTCTTCACCCGCGACGCCACGTCGCCGTCCGGCCCGATCTTCATGTGTCGCGGCCGCGGCGCCGGCGTCTTCCACCCCGAGCCCGAGGTGCTCGCGTTCACGGCCGAAGCTCTCGCCCGAGCGGGAGTAGCTACGCACCTGCCCTCGATCCACTCGACCACCCCGCCGCAAGACCTAGTGGCGCTCGCCGAAGCGCTGATCCCGACCAAGGAGAACCGATGATCGACGAGTCGTTCATGTCGCTGATCAACAGGCTGACGGAGCCGCACCGGGTGACCCTCGTGCGCGACGCCGGCACGGAGTACCCGATGCACGAGGGCCTGCTGCAGCAGCTGCGGGCCGCGGTGTTCTCGGGGATGGAGGGCGGCGGATCCGGAAGCGCGTTCGGCTCGAAGCCTCCGATCGATGCTGGCGCCGCGGACCTGCTGAACGCGATAGACCACCAGGCGGCCGAAGCGCTGGTCGCGCTCACGGGCCGCCCGGTGCCGTACGGCCGCGCGGAGGACTACGTGGTCGAGTGGGCGCGCACGGTCGACCCGGACAAGCGCGTGGTCGTCACGAGCGCAGCCACGACGTCGACGGAGACGGTGTACCGCGAGCGGGCGGAGTACACGGCGCACAGCCTCGCTGCGCGCTGGGTGCGACGCATCGAGGAGTTCTTCAACCCGCCCCGGATCCGGCCGATCCAGGCGCCGTGCCCCGACTGCCACACCCGGTTCGTGGCGCGGGTTAAGGATGGGCAGATCATCCAGGCCGATGCGCTGAACATCTACTTTCGCGCGGACGGGGCGGTCGACTCGGCGCGCTGCTCGTCGTGTCAGGCGGAGTGGTGGCCGGGCGCGTTCATCGACCTCGCACCTCGCGTCGGGGCTGCTGCGATCCCCGAGCTCGAGCGCGGCGCACGGGAAGGAGTTGCGCCCGGGTGAGCAAAGCCGCATACTGGTCCCGCTCGGTACATTTGCGCCCAAAAGCGGAATGACCCACGAAGCCCCCGGCCCTCGAGAGAGACCAGCCGGGGGCTTCGTCGTTGCATCCAGACCTCGCGCCGCACCCCACTCACCCACCTGTCGCAGGCATGGCGGTGGACAGTGGCGGACGCGCGACACCACGTCCCGCCCGCTGACCCAGGATCGCTGAGCCGACACACGCGTGCAGCCGAGGTCGGGACCACCCTGTAGGAGGCGCCGATGGCTGGCAGCGTCCGAGACGGGAAGGGCCATCGCGCCTACCGCCGCAAGCAGAAGGCGTTGAAGCGGCGCACTGCGGCGCTCGGTCTGATCTGCACCTGGTGCGGTGAGCCGATCGACACGACCCTGCCGGACACGGACCGCATGTCGTTCACGGCTGATCATCCCGACGACCTGAATCACGGCGGCCACCTGGTCAAGCAGGAGCTCGAGCCGATGCACCGCAGGTGCAACGCGGCGAAGAACGACAGCGCGCCCGTCGAGATCTGGGAGGCATCGTGAAGCGCACCGAGATCGAAGTCACCGAGCTCACCGCTGACTGGATCGGTAAGCCTGCCTCGGTCGTAGCAGACCGAGACAGCCGCGTCACCGGCATCCTGCTCGGCTTCTCCATCGTGTGCAGATCATCGCTGAGTGACGCTGCCGGCAACTCCATCCGCACGAAGTGCTACGCCGATCTCGAGTTCCGAGCCATTGGCACGGTCCGGGTCCCGATGGACGCGCGGGTCGAGCCGCTCTGACGCCGAGGGGTGGGGGGTGACCCCCTCCTCTCGGCGTGCTGCCAGGTCCCCGCATAACCTGGCGCGTCTCTCTCCACACCAAAACGGGTCGTTTAACACCAATTGGTGTCGACACCGATTGGAGGTGGTCCCGATGGCGCGACCTCCGGCCCCGTGCGGCTCGTACAGCGCCTACAAGCGCCATCGGAGGAACAAGGAGCCCGTCGATGCGGCCTGCGCTGCAGCGCGCGACGAGCGCACCGCGGCGACGAAGGCCGAGCGCGCGCAGAACAGCGGCCGGCCCGCCACCATCCGACTCGTGCCGCCTCCGCTCTCGCCGCCGGCCGACGAGCCCGAGTCGCAGATCGAGCAGCTGCGCGGCGCGCTCGACGAGGTGAAGCTCGCGATCGACGCCGTGAAGGTCTCGGCGCCCGAGAAGCTCGCGCCCCTGATCCGCATGAAGGTCGACCTGATCCGCACGATCGCCGCGCTCGACTCCGAGGGGAGTGCGACACGTGCTCCCACCCTCGCCGAGCAGCTCGCGACCGCGAGAGCTGCGAGGACTGCAGGAGCCTAGGGTCCTCAACATGCCGCCGAGGGCGGGCTCGTACATCGACGAGCTCCTCGACCTCTGCGACGTCGTCGGTCTGCACCTCGACGAGTGGCAGCAGATGGACCTCGACGCGATCCTCTCCGTCGACGCCGGCGAACGCTGGACCTGCACCGAGTTCGGCGACCTCGTCGCCCGCCAGAACGGCAAGGGCAACATCCTCCTGCCGTACACGCTCGGGCATCTCTTCCTCTGGCCGCGCTCCGACGGCGAGCCCAAGCTCGTCGTGCACACCGCGCACGAGTTCAAGACCGCCGGCGAGGCGTTCCGCCGCGCTCGCCGCGTCATCGAGGGCTCTCCGCTGCTCATGGCGGAGATGAAGGGCGGCATCAACCGCGGGATCTCGACCGCGAACGGCGAACAGGGCTTCGAGCTCGCGAACGGCAACCGTCTGCGGTACCTGACGCGCTCGAAGTCGGCCGGCGTCGGATTCAGCTGCGACACCCTCGTGGTCGACGAGGCCCAGCAGACCCCGCTCCCGGCGATGGACGCGCTCCTGCCGACGATGGCGGCCGTTCCGAACCACCAGATCCTCTTCACGGGCACCGTTCCGGACGAGCTCGACGATGCGGAGTACTGGGAGGGCCTGCGCGACCGCGGCCGCGCCGGATCCGACCCTCGCGGCGGCTGGATCGAGCGCACACCGGACGATTCCGACGACCCGGACCTCGCCGAGAAGATCGACATCGGCGACGAGCGGGTGTGGGAGGAGTCGAACCCGGCTCTCGGGCACCGCATCACCCGCGAGACCGTCGAGGACGAGTACCGGCGCCTCGCGAAGGTGAATCCGGACGCGTTCCGACGCGAGCGGCTCTCCATCTGGCCGAATCGGCGCCCGCAGGAGGTCGTGCAGCTCTCTGACCTCAACATGGAGCAGTGGGGCCGCAACGTGGTGCCCGGCGCGGTCCTCGGCGACGCGCCAGTCATCGCGATCGCGCTCGGAAAGGGCGGCGGCTTCGCCACCGTCGCCGCCGGCTCCTTCCTCGACGACGACCAGATCTTCCTCGAGCACAAGAAGACCGAACGGCAGACCCGCTGGGTCGCCAAGTACGTCCGGGCGCTGCGCGACGAGCTCGGCGCCGTCCTGGTCGTCCTCGACCCCAAGAACGCGTCCGTGATCCTCACCGACCTCGACACCGAGGGCGTGAAGTACCTGCCGATGGCGCTGAGCGAGATCGGCGGCGCGCACGCGCTCTTCGTCGAGTACGCGAACGCGGGACTCGCCGTGCACCGCGGTCAGGCCGAGGTCACGAAGTCGCTCGAGTCCGCGACCACCCGCTCCCTTGCCAGCTCGGGACAGACCTGGGAGCCGTCGGACCCGACGAAGCCCATCTCGCACGCGCAGGCCGTCACCTGGGCGCTGTGGGGCGTGAAGAAGGCGCTGTCCGCGCCGCCGAAGAAGCCAGCATCCGTGAGGGGGTACGCGTAGTGACCCGCACCTCCACCGAGCTCTCGGAGCTCGCCAACGGCGTCCGCACGGCCGCCCGCAACGAGTGGGCGCGCCTGTCGACGCTGCAGCGCCGCATCGATGGCCGTCTCGTGCGCACGTGGATGCCGGACAACGCGGATCTCGAGTACAAGGATCTGCTGCGCAAGTCCTCGTCCCCGTGGCTCGCGTTCGGCCGCAACGTCATCGCGCAGGGCTGCCCCGTCACCGGATACAGCTCCGAGCGAGTCTGGCTGGAGGCGTGGCAGCGGAACCGGATGGACGGCCGCCAGGGCGGCATCGCCCGCGAGGTCATCGGCCTCGGCCGCTCCTACGGCATGGCGATCCCCGACGCCTCCGGCACCGGAGTCGTCATGCGGCCGCTGTCCGCGCTGAACACGTACGCCGTGTTCGATGACCCGTGGTCGGAGTACCCGTCGTGGGTCCTCTCGCGCATCGGGAAGCGCACCGCGTCGTTCTGGGACTCCGACTGGATGATCCTCGACGACGAGGCCATGTACCGCTTCCACGGCGACCCGAAGACCGTCACCGACATGACCGTCACCCCGCACGGCCTCGGCTACTGCCCGGTCATCCCGATCTCGAACACGATCGGCATCGACGGCGAGACCGAGTCGAGCATCGAGCCGGCGATCACGATCTACCAGCGCGTCGTCGACGCGACCTTCACCCTGCAGATGGTCCAGCGCTACGGCGCGTTCCCGCAGAAGTGGATGGCCGGCGGCGAGATCGACGTCGACCCCGTCACGGGGAAGTCGAAGCTGAACAGCTCCGTCGACGGCCTGATCCACGCCTCCGGCGCGAGTGGCGAGACCGCCCGGTTCGGCACCTTCGAGGCGTCGAACATCGGCCAGGTCTCCGGCGCGGTCGACACTCACATCCGTCACCTGTCCGCGACGCTGCAGGTCCCCCCGCACTACCTGCTCGGGTCCGTCGTGAACATGTCCCAGGACGGCATCGACGCGGCCGAGTCCGGCTACTTCCGGAACATCCGCGACCGGCAGACCGCGATGGGCGAGGGCTACGAGCTCTGGATGCGCACCGCGGCCGCGATCATCGGCGACCAGCAGGCCGCCGACGACACGTCCTCGCAGATGGAGTGGGCCGACGTCCGCACCCGATCGCTGGGCCAGGTCGCCGACGCCGTGCAGAAGCTCATCGCGTCCAACGCGCCGCTCGAGCTCGCGTTCGCGCTCGTGCCCGGCTGGACGAAGACCGACGTGCTCGAGGCGGCCGCGTCCGCCCGAGCGACCCAAGAGCTGCAGCAGCTCACCGCATAGACCACCCGCACCGCGGGGCGCAGGGACGGCACCTGCTCAACACGCCGGCATCGACGGATCTACGGAGGAAAGACCATGTTCACGAACGCGCGCACGTGCTTCGCATCGCCCTTCGAGCGGCTGACCCTCATGGGCGCCCGCCTCATCGAGGGCGGAGAGGGAGCCGGCGGTGACGGCCAGGGCGAGCAGCCCGACGGCGGCACCGGAGGCGAGGGCGCCAGCAGCTACAAGGCGCCCGAGACGCAGGCGGACCTCGACCGCATCATCGAAACCCGCCTCGCCCGCGAGCGGAAGAACTACGAGGGCCACGACGACTACAAGACGAAGGCCCAGCAGTGGGACGCGCTCGAGCAGTCGAAGAAGACCCCCGACGAGAAGGCGATCGAGGACGCGAAGACCGCAGCCACCAGCGAGGTCACGCAGAAGTTCCTCACCCGCCTCACGCACGGCGAAGCGAAGAGCATCGCGCGCGACCTCGGCTTCATCGACCCCGACGACGCCCTGCGCGTCATCGACCCGGCGAACCTGCCGGTCAAGGACGACGAGCCCGACGCCGACGCGATCCGGAAGCTCGTCGAGAAGCTCGCCGCGGACAAGCCGCACCTCGTGAACAGCGCCCCGCGCAAGCCCGCCGGACGGCCCCAGCCGCCCAAGGGCGAGAAGACCGAGCCGCCGGCCGGCGGCAAGGGCAAGGCAGCCGCAGCGCTGCGCCAGCTCGGCGCAGCACGACGCGGCGCCTGACCCGCACACCCACCCCCTGTGACCCGACGCGGTCACCCTTCCCTCCAAGGAGCAGACCATCATGGCCGACATCTCGCGCGCCGACGTCGCGACCCTCATCGAGGAGGAGTACTCCAACGTGCTCCTCGAGACCGCTCAGGTCTCGTCCGCGGTGCAGTCCGCGTTCCGCAACGTCCCCCTCGGCACCCGCACGACCAACGTGCCCGTGCTCGCCACTCTCCCCGAGGCCTACTGGGTCTCCGAGTCCGCGACCGACCCCTCCGGCGTGAAGCCGACCTCGAAGGCGACCTGGGGGAACAAGCAGTTCGTCGTCGAGGAGATCGCCGTCATCGTGCCCGTGCACGAGAACACGATCGACGACGCGACCGAGGACATCCTCGCCGACATCGCCCGCCTCGGCGGCACCGCGATCGGCAAGAAGCTCGACCAGGCCGTCATCTTCGGCCTGCAGAAGCCCGCCACCTGGCTCAGCCCCGCGCTGCGCGCAGCGGCGACCGCCGCCGGCAACGTCTTCCAGGTCGGAGCCGCCGCCGGCCCCAACGACCTCGCCGGGTCGATCTTCCAGGCCGCCGGCGCCGTCGCCGACTCCGGCGCCGACCCCTCGACGCTCCTGTCCGCGTCGGGCCTGCGCTTCCGCCTCGCGAACCTGCGCGACAGCACCGGCTCCCCGGTCTACACCCGCGCGCTCGGCGAGGGCGGCCTCGTGCAGGACAACGTCGCCGGCCTCGACGCGCAGTTCGTCAAGAACGGCGCATGGAACCCCGCCCTCGCGACCGCGATCGTCGCGGACCGCGAGCGGGTCCTCATCGGCGTCCGCCAGGACATCACGGTCAAGTTCCTCGACCAGGCCACCATCGGCACCGGCGAGAACCAGATCAACCTCGCCGAGCGCGACATGGTCGCGCTGCGCTTCAAGGCGCGCTACGCCTACGTCCTCGGCGACACCATCAACGCGACCGGCACCGCCTCGGAGCCCGTCGCCGCGGTCGTCCCGGCCGCCTGAGCGAAGGAGCAGCGATGAGCACCCTGCAGCACCCGAAGGGAGCGACGATCAGCGTCTCCGACGCCGACGCCGACTTCTACCTCCGCAACGGCTGGGCCGTGGTCGAAGACGGCGCCGAGCCGCTCTTCCCCGCGCCCCCGCCGCCCACCCACGAGGCCCTCGCCGAGGCGATTGGTCAGCGCGACGAGCTCAAGACCCGAGTCGTCGCGCTCGAGGATCTCGTGCGCCAGCGCGACCTCGAGATCTCGACGATGGGCGACCGTTTCGCGGCGCCCCTCCGAGAGATGACCGCCGCGCGCGATGCGCTCCTGGAGCGACTCGCCGAGATCGAGGGCGACGCCGAGGACGAGACGGAGGGGGAGACGGATGCAGCTGACAGCGGAGACGGTGACGCCGTTCCTGAGGCTTCCGCTCCGGGCGTCCGACGCCGCACGCGTTGACGCCTGGCTGACCGCCATCGGCGCGTACCTGACGAGCCGGTACGGGAACCGCATCACTGCGGCGCTCGAGCCCGTGTTCGTCGACTACGCGGCCGAGGCGGTCGGCCGGCGCCTTGCGAAGCGGCAGCAGCAGCTCAAGGGGCAGTCGACCGGCCCGTCCTCCGCGCAGTGGACGGACCAGTCGGCCCGCGGCGGCTGGTTCCTGCCCGAGGAGCTCGAGCAGATGGACTCCCTCACCGGACGTGGGGGAGTGCGTTCCGTGCGCGCTCCCGCGCACGACGCGATCCGCTTCGGCAACGCGTCTGTGTCGCCGGCTCGCGAGGCGCTGCTCGACGAGGAGGACTTCTATGTCTGACGGCGGCTTCGCCTACGGGCAGGACGTCGTCCGGCAGCGCCGTCGCCTGGTCGCCGACCCCTACAGCAAGAAGGCGCGTCCGGGCGACTGGACGGATCCGGAGTCACTCCTCATCGACGACGCATCCGTCGCGTCCTCGTCCTCGCGGTCGACGAGAAACGAGACGCGAAACCAGATCATCACCGCGAAAAGCCTCTACTGCGATCCCGAGGCAGACGTGCGCGTCGGCGACCGGATACTCGTCGGCTCGACCGTCTACGAGGTCGAGGCGAAGCCGGAGGCCGACGTGAACCCGTTCACGGGCTGGCAGCCGGTGCAGGAGATCCCTCTCAAGGAGGTGTCCGGGTGAGCGCGATGAAGTGGGACGAGGGCTTCTTCGACCGCCTGGGCACCTCCGCCGCCGTCGACGACATCGTCGGCGGCATCGCCGAGAACGCGGCCAGCATCGCCCGCGCGAACGCCCCGGTCGACACCGGCGCGTACCGCGACAGCATCCAGGTCATCAAGCGC